CAAGAGGAAGAAGAAGATACTATGGATTACTTTTCCAAATTAGCTGGATAATTAGAGGGGGTTTATACCCCCTTTTTTTTAGAATACACCCGCAGCCATTCTAAGCAGTGGGTCTGGATTACCAACATATTGTGTATTAGATACACTAGTATTTGCATTGTTGTTAGTAACTTTAGCTTGAGGAGCGACAACATTAACACTAGCTGCATCACCACCTAATGATTTTGCAATAGCAGATTTGTCTAAAGCTTTTAATTGTCTTTCTCTGAAACTCAATTCGCCTTCAGTACTTCTTCTTGCTGAACTAGACCTAAATCCTCTTGCAGCTCTTGCTTCTAACTGTTCTATTCTATTTTGAAGTGTTTGTCTTTCTTTTTCAAACTGAACTATTACATCAGCAGTAGAGGCTTTTGTTTCTGCTTTTGCTTTTGCACCTTCTTCACCCTTTTCTCCACCACCAAATCCAAAGAAACTTGCAATCTTTTTACCTATCTTACCAGCTTTTGCAAGTAAATCTCCAAGTAATGCACTAAAGTCAAAATTTATAATTGGAGCAAAAAAGTCTGTAATAGATTTTTGAATATCTTTTGCCCATTGTGCATCTGGGCCAATATATTTTTTAAAAAATGCACTTATTTTTTCTGGTAAACCAGTAAAGAAACCTATAACATAATCTATTATTTTTTCAATTGCTTTAGATGTATCTCCAATAAAATCAAAAGAATCTAGTTTTTCTTTGAAACTATCAAATCCAAATAAACCAGCAAAAAAGGAAACAATTTTTTGTAGTAAAGTTGCTGGTAATGCAATCAAAGTTCCTAAAAACGTAGATATTCCAGCTTTTATAGATTCTCCAATACTTCCAGTTTCTTCAAATCTCTTTGTAAATGCTTTAAATGAATTATATAATGCGTATCCAACTGCCACAAAACCAGCAACAATTAGAGCTAGTGGTGCAAGAGCAACACCAGTAAATGCAGTAATAGCTGCTCCTATGGCTCCAAATTTTGCACCTATGGCAGTAATTATTGGGGTTAATAGACCTACTTTTCCTTTTACAAAACCAAAGACTTTACTAAACATACCTTTTGTTTTTCCAAATCTAACACCTTTTGCATCTTTCATCATATCTTTACCAAGAAAAACTGTAGCACCTTTAAGTGCTAAAAACCCAAGTTTAAGAACTTTAAGAAACTTGCCTGGTGCAAGAATGGCTGCTAATCCTACTAATGCAAGTTTATTATCTCCAATTAATTTACCAAGATTTTCAAAACTTGGGTCTTTTACAAAGTTCATAAAATCGTTAAATAAATTTTGAATTTTTGGTAAAATTGTATTTGTAAATAAGTCTACTAGTTTTGGAAATAAAGGACTATTAAAAAATTCAGCTATTGCAAAAAACAATCCAGCAAATAGAGTTCCTTTTAATATAGACATCAAACTTTTACCACCAGCAAGTGCTTTCTCTTTCATGGATGTACCAATACCCATTATACCAGCTGATATTTTTTGAAGAACACTTCCTTGTTTTGCAATAGCAGCTTGACGTTCTTTTTCTATTTCTTCTTGTGCACCTTTATTAGTTGCACTTCTTTTTTGTAAGTCTAAATCTTTAAGTTTAACTGCAAGGTCTTGTTTATTATATTCTGCATTGTTAGCTGCAACACCACCTTGAGCCTCAATAGAAGATTTTAATTCTGTTAATTTTTGCATTTCTGCCTCAAGAGATATTTTATCGGCTGCTCTTTTTTCTGCATTATCAGAACTAAATTTTTCTAAAAATCTATCAAATCCTTTTTTAATCTCTTGTGATTCTTCTGCCATTACTTCTTACCTTTACTACCTATAGCTTGTGCACCAAAGAATGCAGCGACAATAGCTGCAACTGATACAAAATATACACTAGCCATACTACCTAGTATTTTACTTGCTTCTGTTAATCCCACACCGACTGCTAGTACAACAGCAAAAGGATATAGTAACATACCAAAGAGAGCAAACCATGCCATCTTACGTTGTGCATCTCTCATTGCGTCTGCATCTTCCAACTCTTTACGTTTAAACTCCAGATACATTGCTTGTTCTTCTGGACTAACTTTACCATCACCATTCGTATCAGCTGGGTGATAATTTTTTGTACTAATTTCTTCTGCCAACTCTCTCTCCTATTATTAATTTTTTCTTTTGTTCATTTCCTCATTTTCTTCTTTAATAAACTGCATCAATAAATTAATATAAATTTCTCTTTCCCATGGCATCATATTATCAAGCTCTGTTAAACTATATTTATGGTGTTGCATCAGTGCAAAATTAGTTTTATAGTAATTAAATAGACTATCGTGAGATAGTCCTATTCTAAAAAATTTTCGAGGCCCTCCAAAACAACCTCACTTTTCTTTTTTGTTTTTGGATTCGTAACTTTAACAATATGACGGAGTTTTGGCATTGTATCAAAAAACTTCATAACTTTTTCAAATTGTTCTGTTGTTAGTTGGTCAACAAATTCATCAACATCTTTTTGAGATATGTCCACTCTACTATAAACATCCTCTCCATAGTGAATAGCATCTATACAAGTATTTAATATATGAAAAGCTTTTTGTACGTCTGTTGAACCAGCTGGTATACCCATCATATCTTTCATATAGGGATATCTAAAATGTACTACTACATCATCAGTTATTCCTATCGCAGTATTATGATCTTCTGTCATTGCAATATTAACTTCTTCTAAGTTTATTTCAACAGGAGCTTTAGTTTTTTCATCATCTGGACATAATACTTCTAGATTTATTTTTTCTCCTACTGATTTACCCCTAACTCTTAAAAAGATATATTCTATATCAAACATAGGTGATTGTTCAGCATTAACTTTATTAAATGTACAGGCCAAAACTAATTCTGACATCGCAGACATTACTTCTTTTTCATCTTGGCCCTCTTGAGCCATCATCAATATCTTTTGTTCTTTTACTAAGAATGGTCTATATTTAATTTTTTCGCCAGTAGAGGGAAGTTCCAACTCGTAGGTTGGAGTATTGAGTTTTGGTAAAGCCATAATATTTCATCCTTTATAATCTTCTAAGTACGCTTGGTATATTTGCAGTAATTCTTCTTGTTACTGTATTCACTGCTGATTCTGCAATTCGTGTCAATAGTGGTTTTGGTAAGTTTGCTTCGTCTGTTAAGTTTTGCCAATAACGATATGCTAAATTGACAGTTATAGTTTGGTAAGAACTATTCTCTGCATAACTTAATGATTGTTCATTTATACTTACTGGAAAAGCTTCAATAAGTTTTACACCATATCGTCTATTATCATTTTCATCAAGAGCGTGTATGTCCACAGACCCAATATAGTCTTTATAATATCCCATAGCAAATGTTTGTGGATTAAATGTTAATCTTTGCCATGATTCAAAATACTTTTTTTCTCTCATATCAGTAGAACATTGAAATGTTGCAGACACATCTGCAAAACTATAACCTGTTACTATTTTTCTAACAGGGCCATAGATATTTGTATCTTCTGTTGTATCCATGTTACGGCCAGGAAACGATATAGATTCACATTTAAGTCCAGTTGCTCTTACTGTACCATCTCCTAATGCCTCACCCATAATCTTTGAAAATATATTAGAACCTAATCCTTTAGAACCACCAGTTCCAGTAGGTGGAAATAAAGTAACTTCATATCTGTGTGGTCTAGATATTCCATCTTTACCACGAATTTCTCCTAGAACTTCATTTAAAGCACCAAATGCTACTGCGTCTACTAATCCACCAAATCCTGTTGCCATTAGATTAACTTCCTACTGTCTTTATAAACTTCTGCTGCAGAAGCTTTCTTAAATCTCTGTACTGGTAATAGAGCTGCAACTGTAAATTCATCTGCATCTACTCTACGAAATTGTGTCTTAACTCTACCAGCAAGATATCGTTTAAGTGTTGGTTTAATTAAATTTAAATTCTTTAGTTTACTATAATCTACTGCAAGTCTTGTACTTTCATCAAACTTTGTATTATTACTATAATCCACTAGTCTATCCAGTAATTGTATTCTAAGTTTCATAGGTAAATAATGTAAATTTATACCTAAAAATCCATCATCATATTTTTCTAAAGGTAACACTAGAGGAAAAGTATCATAATATGGTAAAGTCTTTTTAAATTTAGGGTCATAGAAAAACATATTTAAACGACCATAAAATGGTCTATTGTTTCTTTTACCATCTCGTATCAAATCCATAGCGCCAGGCTGACCAAATTCTTTTATTTTGTCGCGATACCAGTCGGTGCTTTTTGGTCTACCCTTTGCAGCTTTTACTACTGATTGTATAAATTTACTCTGTGCCATATTACTATTTATACTTTGGATTCAAGTGGTCTTCAGTTAGAATCTTAAATTCCATGCCATTATCTATACAAAACTCATTTGCAGACTTCCATTTAGCCTCATTTATAGTCCATGTTTTTACTGAATTAAACCATTGTTTAGTTTTTCGTTTAGGGTTTGTTGGTGGTGGTTTACATTGATGTTTTGGTTTTACTTCAATAATAAACTTTTTAATAGAACCATTGGCTTGTTTAACTTTCATGTAAAAGTCTGGAAAGTATCTATGTATTCTATTATCCCATGGCGACACATAGGGTATGATAACTTCTTCACTTCCCCATTCAAGAACTTTATCATTATTATCACAATATACCATAAGTTTACGTTCCCAAAGTGAACGATATATTATTTGATTTGGATTGCCCCTATATTTTTTAGGGTTACTAGGAATGTATTTGCCACTATATGCCATGTCAATCTTTATAAATAGAAGTTACAGGAGTATTTATACATGGCATTAGACGTATTAAAAGGTGCAGCTCAAGGTATTGCTGGTAGAGCTCTAAGAAAAGTTGCTGGAAATATCAGAAATGGATTACTTGGCACTACCCAAAGAGGTGGTTCTAATTTATCTGATACTGCAGGATTAACAAACACAAAATTTAGCACAAAAAATTTCTCATTTCCTATAGATGTAGAAGGGCCGCCAGGTACTGGTAATCAAGGTCATTATGTTATATTTTATATTAATCAGCAGACAAATGCTAAGTTGACTTTTGGAGAGCCCGAAACAGCAGAAGGCCGAAAAAATATGGAAAAGGGTGCCAAACAACATGGAATAAATGTAAAAAAAGATAATGCCGCTAGTGCTGCAGGTGTTGTAACTGATAATGCAGCAACCGACCCAATGGCAATCAAAAATGGCACGGTTAAAGCTAAAGAACAAAAAGCAATAGATGCAGCAACCCAAAGGTTAAAAAAAATATCTACTGTCCAAGTACAAAGACCACCAACTGTAAGAATGGATACTGCAATCACTCTCTATATGCCACCATCTGTACAAGTATCATATGGTGCAAACTACACAGATACAGAAATAGGTGCTGCAGCAGCTGTTGGTGCACAAGCATATAATGACATTGTTTCTGGTAAATCTCTTGGAGATACAGTTAATAAATCTCTTAAATCTCTTGGGCCAGAACTTGGTGATGGTATGATAAGAAAGGCACTTGGTGCCATAGATATGATACCTGGCCTTGAAGGTGCATTAGAGGTTGTAGAAATGCAAAGAGGTTTTATCAAAGCACCACGAATGGAGCTAGCATTTAAAGGTATCCCTAAAAGGTCATTTCAATACGACTTTAAAATGTTACCGAAAAGTGCAGAAGAAGCAGAAGAAATACAAAAGATAGTAAGAGCATTTAAATTAAATATGTTACCAGAAATGGTACAAGGTAGTGCAAATAGATTAACAATGCCAAATACTTTTGATATACAGTATATGTATGCTGGTGTAGAAAATCAATATCTACATAAGATATCAACTTGTGTTCTAGAAACTATGAATGTAACTTATGGTGGAGATAGATATAAAACATTTGAAGCAAATGGTAATGGAGCTCCTCCAGTTGAAGTTGGAATAACTCTTGGATTTAAAGAGATG